GGCACAGTACGAAAAAAATCAGCAAGGGGGCGGGGCCCAATCGAAAATGTCGCAAGACGAAAGAATGAAAAAGTATTTCGCTTTAATCTTAGGAGATAAAGAGAAATCAGGACAAAGAAAAGTGAGAATTCTCCCTACAACAGATGGGTCTTCTCCTTTCAAGGAAGCTTGGTATCACGAAATCCAAGTTGGAGGACAATGGCAGAAATTCTACGATCCAGGAAAAAATGACAATGAAAGATCACCTCTAAATGAGGTTTATGAAGAATTGATGTCAACTGGTAAAGAATCTGACAAAGAGTTGGCAAAACAATATAAGTCTCGTAAGTTTTACATTGTAAAAGTTATTGATAGAGACCACGAAGAGGATGGACCAAAATTTTGGAGATTCAAACATAACTTCAAAAACGATGGTATTCTTGACAAAATTATTCCGATTTGGAGAAACAAAGGAGACATCACTGACCCAACAAAAGGTAGAGATTTGATTATTGAACTTGCCAAGGCAAAGACTCCAAAAGGTAAAGAATATACTACAGTTTCCACTATTATGTACGATGACCCAAGTCCTGTACATGAAGATACACAACAAGCAAAAGCTTGGATGGAAGATGAATTGACATGGTTGGATGTATATTCCAAAAAACCTGTCGAATATCTTGAAGCAATCGCAAGAGGAGAAACTCCTAAGTGGGACTCTGACAAAGGTGGATATGTCTATGGTGATAGTTCTGTTGAAGAAACATTCATCGGAGGAGGAAGTAAGAAATCATCTTCTTACGTAGATCCTCAAGCAGGTGACGAACCTGATGGAGATTTACCTTTCTAATTATTAACTCAACTCGGGTACGTTTCGTATCCGAGTTTTATACAAATCTTTTATGGCAATCAAAAAAAATGATTTCGAAACTCTGAAGAAAAAATTTTCAACTTCAGCAAAATATAAACCTCAAAGATTCTTTGATTTAGGACCTGATTTTTTAGATGCAGTTGGACTTCCTGGCCCCGCAGTTGGACATCTTAACATGTTCTTAGGTCATTCAGATACTGGTAAAACTACAGCTTTGGTAAAAACTGCGGTAGATGCTCAAAAGAAGGGTATACTTCCTGTGTTCATAATCACAGAACAAAAGTGGAGTTTCGAACATGCCAAACTTATGGGTTTCCAATGCGAAGAAGTTGTAGATGAGGAAACAGGTGAGTTGGATTGGGATGGGTTTTACATCTTCAATAATAATTTTGATTACATTGAACAGATTACAGATTACATCAATAGTTTGTTGGATGCTCAAGAAAAGGGTGAGTTAGACTATAGTTTGTTGTTTTTGTGGGATTCAGTTGGTTCTGTCCCTTGCAAAATGACCTTTGAAGGAAAGGGTGGTAAACAACACAATGCATCAACTTTAGCAGACAAAATCGGAATGGGAATAAATCAACGTATTTCAGGTTCTCGTAAAGCTGATTCGAAGTATGAAAACACTTTAGTGATAGTTAATCAACCATGGGTTGAATTACCTGATAATCCATTCGGTCAACCAAAAATTAAAGCTAAGGGTGGTGAAGCAATATGGTTGAACTCATCATTAGTATTTTTGTTTGGAAATCAAAAAGGTGCGGGAACCAATAAAATTACCGCAACAAAAGACAAACGAAGTGTGAAATTTGCAACAAGAACGAAAGTATCGGTGTTAAAAAACCACATCAATGGTTTGGGATATGAGGATGGTAAAATCATTGTAACACCTCATGGATTCTTAGCGGGTAAAGAAGCTTCAGAAGAAAAGACATCCATTGAAGCTTATAAAAAAGAATACGCTGATTATTGGAAAGACATAATCGGTGCAGATGGTGACTTCACCTTAAGAGAAGAAAAAGAAGATTAGTTTATTGTTCCACACTTAAATCACGAGTTGTGATTAAAACGTTATTAGTTGACGGAGACAATCTGTTCAAAATTGGATTTCACGGAGTAAAAGATTTTTATAGTGATGGAGACCACTTAGGTGGAATCTATCACTTTATTAATATCTTAAGAAAGTTTTTGGAAGAACACAATCACGACAAGGTTGTTGTGTTTTGGGATGGTTCTTCCAATTCCTCGGTACGAAAATCAATTTATCCCCAATACAAATCAAATCGTAGGCAAGATATGAACGAGTTTAAGTACGAGTCATATCTGCAACAGAAATCGAGAGTTAAACAATATCTCGAAGAAATATTTGTTCGTCAGGTAGAAATGACAAACAATGAAGCTGACGATCTTATTGCGTATTATACCAAAATTTCAGTCAATGAGAATGTAATAATATTTTCTGCTGACAAGGATTTAACACAACTCATATCAGAACGAGTTACAATCTATTCTCCGACCTCCAAACAATATTATAGGTATGGAGACATGATTACAATCAACAAGGTCAACATACCCCACCAAAATGTTTTATTAACCAAAATTTTGACTGGAGATAAGTCCGACAACATAGATGGTATTGAAATGTTGGGAGAAAAAACTTTGGTTAAGTTATTTCCTCAAATGTTGGAAAAATCATGCACTATCGAGGAAATATTAGATAATGCACGAAATATTGAGCAAAAGAAAAAACCAAAGGCATTGGTGAATATTTTGATTGGTAAAACTAAAAATGGTACATTTGGAGAACAATTCTTCGAAACAAACAAAAAAATAGTCGATTTACACAACCCTTTAATCACTGAAGAGGGTAAGGTACTTGTAGAGCAAATGATTACAGACACAATCGACCCAACTGACCGTGGTCACAAAAACTTGATGAGGATGATGATGGAGGACGGCCTTTTCAAGTATCTACCCAAAAACGATGAAGCGTGGGTAAATTTCCTCCGACCATTTATGAAACTTACCAGAAAAGAAAAAAGAAACACAAACAAAAATTAAAAACACTTTATGAAAGAGCAAGAAAGCACCAAAATGGAATTCCTCCTAACCCTCAATGACAATATTGTCGTTCAGAGATACTTCAATGTTAGGGGTTACAATCCAAAAGCAAAAAACTCAATAGAATTTTATAACCTAATTAATGAGGTTAAAGACGAATTACAGTATCACCTAAAAATGAAAACTGTAATTTACATGACTGACAATAGTGAGTCAATCATGCATGACCCATCGATTATGGATACTTCATATACTGAAGGGCCTGAAATCTTCAACATTTATGTAAAAGTTGGAGACACGACAATTTGTCATAGAATTTTTGATGGAAAATATTTTCCACCGAAAGTTCGTTATACCGTGGACGTAAGACCATTTTTGAAAAATATTTTAAGAGATTTGACTGACATTTTTTCAGAACAAAGATTAAGTTTTCAATATTTGGATTTTGATTTAAGTAAGTGAGTATTTAATAATACACAGGGGAGATATAACAATTTATGAATAAAAATTTCGATTACTTAGGGAACACTTTTCAGATTCAGTTACTGAATCAAATAGTGGTAGATAAAGATTTTTCATCATCTATTCTCGATGTTATTGAATCTAATTATTTCGATAACAAGTATTTCAAAATCATCTTACAGATGATTAAGGAATACTACAAAAAGTATGAATCCACCCCTAACTTTGAAACTCTCGAACAAATAATCAAATCCGAAGTTTCCCAAGAGTTGGTTGCAAAAATTGTTTTGGATACTCTAAAACAAGTAAAAGATGCTCCATTCGAAGGAACTCAGTTTGTTCAGGAAAAAGCCTTGAAATTTTGTAAACAACAGGAACTTCAGAAGGCTATGGACAAGGCTCAGAAAATAATCACTCAAGGTGATTTTGAATCTTATGACAAGGTAGAAGGGTTGGTTAGAGAAGCCTTACAAGTTGGTGAAATAGAGAAAGGTCAATCAGACATTTTCTCAGACTTGGAAACAGTGTTGGAAGAAGATTATAGACATCCAATTCCTATGGGAATTTCAGGTATTGACAAGTTACTTAAGGGTGGTTTAGCTAAAGGGGAGATAGGTGTGATATTGGCTCCAACAGGGGTTGGTAAGACAACTATTCTGACTAAGATTGCAAATACTGCATTCAATTTGGGGTACAATGTTCTCCAAATATTTTTCGAAGACAATCCGAAGATTGTTCAAAGAAAACATTTCACAATTTGGACAGGAATCGCACCTGATGAATTGGCTCAACATAAGGAAGATGTTATGTCAAAAATAACTGAAATACAAGAAACGATGAAAAACAAACTTGTATTGAAGAAGTTGGCATCTGATACTATGACAATGAATCAAATCAAAGGTCAAGTAAGAAAATTGATTGCTGACGGTACTAAGATTGATATGATTATGTTAGATTATATCGATTGTGTACTACCTGAGTCTTCTTCCAAAGATGAGTGGAAAGCGGAAGGGTCTGTAATGAGAGGATTCGAGGCTATGTGTCATGAACTTAATTTGGTTGGATGGACCGCAACTCAAGGAAACAGAAGTTCAATTTCATCTGAAGTTGTAACCACAGATCAAATGGGTGGGTCAATCAAAAAGGCTCAAGTTGGTCATGTGATTATCACAGTAGCTAAGACTCTTCAACAGAAAGAAATGAACTTGGCGACCATCGCGATTACAAAGTCTCGTCTCGGTAAAGACGGAGTTGTCTTTGAGAATTGTAAATTCAATAATGAACTACTTGAAATCGACACTGAGAGTTCAGTTACGTTCTTAGGATTTGAAGAACAACAAGAAGAGAAGAAGAGAGACAGAGTCAAAGAGTTGATGGAAAAAAGAAAACAGAAAGAACAACAACAATTATAAAACACAATTTAATTATGGAAAAAATTTTAGTAGAGAATCCTAATAGGTTTGTAATATTTCCTATTGAACACAATGATATTTGGGAATTTTATAAAGCCCATCAAGCAGCGTTTTGGACCGCAGAAGAAGTCGATTTAACAAATGATATTAGAGATTGGAATAACCTCACCGAGAACGAACAATATTTTATCAAAAATATTCTTTCATTCTTTGCGGCTTCTGATGGTATTGTCAATGAAAACCTTGCAGAAAACTTTGTAAAAGAAGTTCAGTATCCTGAGGCAAAGTTTTTCTATGGATTTCAACTTATGATGGAGAACATTCACAGTTTGATGTATTCATTGTTAATTGATACTTACATCTCTAATGAGAAAGAAAAACAATTATGTTTCACCGCTTTGGATAATCTACCTGCAGTACAGAAAAAAGCAGCATGGGCGTTGGATTGGATTAAAAATTCTACCTTCCAAGAGAGACTTATTGCTTTTGCGGCAGTTGAAGGTATATTTTTCTCAGGGTCATTCTGTTCGATTTTTTGGTTAAAGTCGAGAGGTATTATGCAAGGTCTGTGCAATGCAAATAGTTTAATTTTCAAAGATGAAAACTTACATTGTGACTTTGCAATTCATTTGGTGAACAACCATTTGGAAAACAAACCATCTGAAAAAAGAATTAAAGAAATTCTATTATCAGCTTTGGAGATTGAAAAAGAATTTATTACCGAATCATTACCAGTTTCACTTATTGGTATGAACTCCAACCTCATGAAACAATATTTGGAATTTATTACTGACCAACTTTTAGTTAAATTTGGTTGTAAAAAAGAATTCAATGTTGAACAACCTTTCAAGTTTATGGAACAGATTGCTGTTGAAACTAAAGGAAACTTTTTTGAATCAAGAACTATGGAGTATCAAAAGGCTAAATTAAATGAAGCATTAACATTCGATTCTGACTTTTAATAAAGGGTTAATATATATGATGTCGTTAAAAATTAAAAAAAGAGGTGGGGAAGATGTGTCTTTCAATCCCCAAAAAATTTACAATAGAATTAAAAGAGCTTCGAAAGGTCTGACCGTGAACTCTGATGAAATTTTCATCAAAGTTATTACATCTGTACCAACTGAAGGAAACATTACTACAAAGGAGTTAGATAAACTTGTTTATGAAATTGCGGCTTCTTATACAGGAAGTCACTATGATTATTCAAGACTTGCAGCGTCCGTCGCTATTTCATCCTATCACAAAGATAGTGACCCAAGTTTCTCAAATGTGATGCATTCATTACATGTTGATGGAGTAGTTCACGATGAGTTGATTGAGATTATTGAAAGATATGGCCCACAAAAAATTGATGATGTAATCAATCATGAGAATGATTATAACTTTGATTATTTTGCTTGGAGATCTTTACAGGAAATGTATTTGTTAAAAACACCTCAAGGTAAAGTGGTCGAAAGACCACAACACATGTACATGAGAGTTGCTTTGTGGGTTACTAATTCATTCGAAGAGGCTGTGGAATATTATGATTCCCTTTCAAGTCAACGTATTTCGAAGGCAACACCAATCATGATTAATTCAGGAACCAAAGTTCCTCAATTAGCGTCTTGTGTTTTACATTATAATAATTCAGATTCAAGAGATGGACTTTTGAAAACTTTGAATGATATATCAACTTATTCATCTGATGCCGCTGGTATTGGATTGTGTATGTCAAACATCCGAAGTAAAGAAAGTAGAATTAAATCATCTGGTGGATTTGCGGGTGGATTATTAAAATACTTGAAAATCGTAAATGAGTCTTTGAGATTTTTCAATCAACAAGGTAGAAGACCTGGTAGTGCGGCGATTTATTTGGAACCATGGCATAAAGACATTTTTGATTTGTTAGACATCAAAAAGAATACAGGCGCAGAAGAATTGAGAGCGAGAGATTTATTTACCGCTTTGTGGATTCCTGACAATTTTATGAGAGCGGTGAAGAACAATGAGGATTGGTATTTGTTCTGTCCTAACGATATTATCAAAGCGGGAATTAAACCTCTTCAAGAATGTTTTGGTGACGAATATGAGAAAAATTACCAAATGGCTGTCGACGCTGGTCTTGGAAGAAAAGTTAAAGCTCAAGAGATTTGGACCAAAGTAATTGAATCTCAAGTTGAGACGGGTGTTCCTTATCTATGTGCTAAGGACAGTGCGAACAAGAAATCAAATCATCAAAACATTGGAGTAATTAAACAATCCAATCTTTGTAATGAAATCTATCAATACACTGACGAACAAACCACGGCGATTTGTACTCTTTCATCAATTGTTTTGAAGAACTTTGTTGTCGATGGTAAATTCGATTACTCTCTTCTTATCCAAGAAGTAAGAAAGGCAGTAAGAGCTTTGAACAATGTTATTGACAAAAACAACTATTCAACCTCCAAAGGATTGAAAGGTGGTCTTGAACAAAGAGCAATTGGTATTGGAGTTCAAGGACTTGCTGATGTTTTCTGTCTTATGGATTACATCTTTACTTCAGAAGAAGCACAATCATTAAATAAGAATATCTTCGAAGCAATTTATTTCGCAGCGATTACAGAAAGTAATGATTTATGTAAGAGAGGAGTTAGAAAACCTTATGAGTTCTTCAAAGGGTCTCCGATGTCAAAAGGTATTTTCCAATTTGACATGTGGGGAATCAAAGATTCTGATTTGTTTTTGGATTGGGAACCGTTGAAGAAAGATGTTCAGGAATATGGAGTTTGTAACTCATTGTTCACCGCTCAGATGCCAGTAGCTTCCTCAGCAAAAATCACTGGTTCATTCGAAATGACAGAACCAGCACACTCAGCGTTATTTAACCGAAGAGTTGTAGGTGGTGAGATTATGATTGTAAACAAATACTTAATCAATGATTTTGAGAAGATTGGTATTTGGTGTGAAGATTTGAAAAATGAAATTATATTGAATGAAGGTTCAATTCAAAACATTAATTTCAATCAGTATCTTGATATTGAAGACAAGAACTACAATAAAAAAGTTAAAAGGATTGAACATCTTATTCCAAAGTACAAAACCATTTGGGAAATTTCACAAAGAGAACTTATCAATATGGCGGCGGACAGAGCACCATTTATAGACCAATCTCAATCTATGAATATCTATATGTCTAACCCTACATTGTCTAAGATTACTTCATCTCACTTCCATTCGTGGGAAAAAGGTTTGAAGACTCTTTGTTACTATGTTAGAACAAAAGCAATTTCAACGGGTGCTAAACATTTAGCTTTGGATGTATCTAAAGTTCAAAAACCTAAACCTGTTGTAGAAGTTCCGAAGGTTGATTATAGTAGTATGAATTTACCACCCAAACCTGAAGGAATTGAAATTGAATGTTTCGGTTGTTCTTCTTAATTAAATAATTAATCCCGAGTAATTCGGGATTTTTTATTTTGGGCTATTTATAAGGAAAAACAAGGGACTTATATTTATCTTTATGGCAAACGGAGTTACATACGGTATTAATTTTCCATTCAGAGATTCTAGACGAGGAGATTACTTGGAGCTTACTCAGTTGGAATCCCAACAGATAAAATCTGATCTGATTCACCTTCTTTTAACGAGAAAAGGAAGTAGATATTATTTACCAACATTTGGTACAAGATTATATGAATTCTTATTTGAACCTTTCGATGGATTGACATTCGACGCAATACAATCTGATATTAGAGAAGCGGTTCAAACATTCATGCCAAATCTACTCTTGAATCAGATTTCAATAACTCCAGCAGACCCTGAGTTAGAAGTTGATACTATGTTGGGTGAGAATACTATTGGAACAAGTGAATCTCCAATATACAGATTACCAGGTAAAGGGACATCCGAATACACTGCAAAAATTAGAATAGATTATTCAAATAACAGATCGACTTTCGCTCAAAATGATTTTGTTATTATCAATATTTAATATAGATGGCAAATCGTAAAATTTCATATACCACCAGAGACTATCAGGGAATAAGAACTGAGTTACTCAACTATGTAAGAACTTATTATCCTGAACTTATACAGGATTTTAATGATGCATCTGTATTTTCAGTGTTTTTGGATTTGAATGCTGCTGTTGCAGACAACTTACACTATCATATTGATAGAAGTATTCAAGAAACTGTATTACAATACGCACAACAAAGGTCTTCAATTTATAACATTGCAAGAACTTATGGATTAAAATTACCTGGTCAAAGACCATCCGTAGCCTTAGTAGATTTTTCGATTACTGTTCCTGTATTTGGTGATAAAGAAGATGAAAGATACTTGGGAGTTTTAGCAAGAGGTTCACAAGTCTCAGGTGCGGGTATTGTGTTTGAAAACATATATGATGTTGATTTTTCTTCACCATATAACGCACAAGGTTTTCCGAATAGATTGAAGATTCCAAATCGAAACGCCAACAACGTGATTATCAATTACACAATCACAAAAAGAGAACTTGTTGTAAATGGAATTACCAAAGTATTCAAGAGAGTAATCACTCCTAATGATGTGAAGCCATTCTTCGAATTGTTTTTACCTGAAAAAAATGTTCTGGGTATTACAAGTGTTTTATTAAAGAGTGGAACGGAATATACAAATATACCAACTGTCGCAGAATTTTTGGGTTCACCTAACAAATGGTATGAAGTGGACGCCTTAGCTGAAGACAGAGTTTTCATTGAGGACCCGACAAAAGTTTCAGACCAACCTGGTATTAAGGTAGGAAGATATATCCAAACATCAAACAGATTCATTAGTGAATATACTCCTGAGGGATTTAAGAAACTAACATTTGGAGGAGGAACGAACACCGCTCAGGATGCATTGGACCAATTCACAACTGTAGGAGCAACCATAGACCTTCAAAGGTATTCTAATAATTTATCTTTGGGTTCAGCTTTGAGTCCTAACTCTACACTATTTGTTCAATATAGAGTTGGTGGAGGATTAGGAACAAACTTGGGGACTAACGTTATTACACAAATTGGAACAGTATCATTCTTTGTTAATGGACCATCTGAACTTACAAACTCTTCAGTTGTCAATTCTTTGAGATGTAACAACGTTACTGCGGCAATCGGTGGAGCGGGATTACCGTCACTTGAAGAAATAAGAAATTATGTTTCGTTCAACTTCTCAGCACAGAAGAGAGCCGTGACAGTACAAGATTATGAGTCAATTATTAGAAACATGCCTTCAGAGTTTGGAGCACCTGCAAAAGTATCTGTGACTGAAAACAATAATAAAATATTGATTCAGTTATTATCTTACGATACTTCGGGTAAGTTGACAAATATCGTTTCAAATACTTTGAGACAGAATATTGCAACATATCTATCCAACTACAGAATGATGAATGATTATATATCAATTTTCACAGCTGAAGTAATTGATTTGAGTGTCGAAGTTCAAGTTGTCTTAACAGCAGCACAAAACTCGGGGCAAGTAATTGCTGACATAGTTGACAGAATTTCTACATATTTTAACCCTCAAGTAAGAGAACTGGGACAAAATGTATATCTGTCTGAAATACAAAGTATTGTTCAAAATCAAAATGGGGTATTGAGTGTGTCTTCGATTAAGATTTTCAATAATGTTGGTGGGCAATATTCATCAGCAGAAACTTCCATGGAATATTCCGATCCTGAAACAAGACAAATTGCACCTACCAACGCAACAATCTTTGCACAACCTTCTCAAGTTTACCAAATTCGATATCCAAATAAGGATATTAAAGTTTCGGTTATAAATTACCAATCTACAACATTATCGTAATAGGTTTATTATCTATCAGTTTGGTCTATAATTTATGATGTGTGTATTCATACTTTGAAAAATTACACATAAAGTATTTATAAACTAAAGACAATAGATGGGTGATTCATATAGAATTAAGACCGAACTTGGTATAAACAAATCAATCAACGTACAGTTAGACCAAGAGTTTGAGTTCTTAGAAATTTTATCTCTCAAAATACAACAAACAGACATCTACACAAGAAGTTGTGCAGACTATGGTGTGTTAGTTGGTAGAGTAACGGCAAACAATGGATTTGGATTACCGAATGCAAGGGTTTCTATTTTTATTCCGATTGAACAAGTCGATGAATCTAATCCATTAATTACATCTATATATCCCTACAAATCTCCAACCGATAAAAATGAAGACGGATATAGATATAATCTACTTCCATACACACCTTCATACTCCAAACATGCTGCAACAGGTACTTTACCATCTCGTCCTGATGTATTGACAGGAAGTACTACTGTTGAAATTTATGACAAATATTACAGATTTACATCCAAAACTAATGATAGTGGTGATTACATGATTATGGGGGTTCCTCTCGGAACTCAAACAGTTGTGATGGATGTGGACTTGTCAGACATAGGAGAATTTTCTCTTACTCCACAAGATTTAGTTAGAATTGGATTAGCCACGGAAGCTCAAGTTGCAGGAAATAAATTCAGAAGTTCAACTGATTTGAATTCCCTTCCTCAAATTATAAACTTGACAAAAACTCTCGAAGTATCTCCTTTATGGGGGGACCCTGAGATTTGTCAAATATCCATCAACAGGTTGGATTTTGACTTGAGAGATGATGCAAATGTAGACATTCAACCGACAGCTGTTTTCATGGGTTCAATGTTTTCTTCTCCTGATAATGTCAGGATAAGAAGAAATTGTAGACCTAAAGACAACATGGGAAACCTTTGTGGTTTAACATCAGGACCTGGACAAATATTAGCAATTCGACAAACTATACAACAAGATGAGGATGGAAATCCTGTATTGGAGGTTTATGAGTTAGAACAAGCGGGAAACGTAATTGATGGGGATGGTACGTGGTTGACCGAATTACCAATGAATTTGGACTATATAATCACTAATGAATTTGGTGAGAGAGTATTGTCCAATGATGCAACGTTGGGAATACCCACCAAAGCAAAATATAGGTTCAAAGTAAAATGGACTCAGTCGAGAGATTTGACTGCTCAAACAAGAAGACCAAATTATTTGATTCCGAATGTGAAAGAATATGGTTGGCAGAGTTCAACTTTAGACCCAACAAATTCAAGTCAAACTGCGAGAGACTTACAAGAAAGTTCGTATTACTTCGGATTGGCATGGACAGGATATACAAATGGATTTACTGGAACGGAACGAATAGATAGACTCAATGAAATAATTGATTGTGAGGACACTTTCTACGAATTTCAATTCAACAGAGTTTATACTATATCATCATTGATTGACCAATATAAAAAAGGAGGTACGGGTAGATTCATTGGGATTAAAGAGATAGATGACAACAGTTGTGATAGTACAACAAATAAATTTCCAGTCAACGATGGCTTCAAAAATTTCGATTTGTTATTTTTTCTATTTTCAATTATATTCACAGTTTTACAATTTGTGGGGTTAGTATTACTTATTGTCTCACATTTACTTTTGTTTATCTATACAATAGTAATACAAGCATTGTGTTTTCTTTGTGGTGTTGAAATCCCCGTTATTAAGGTAAGACCTTTTGGTTTTATTTGTAACGAAACTGGTTTACGGTGTGAGACCAAAAACTTCACTATTAGACTTCCAATGATTACTTACCCTGAATGTCAATCTTGTTCATGTGCTGAGACCAAAATTGATTCTCAGGCATTATTAGGAGGAACAAGGGGTGTACTGTCTTATGTTTCATTTCCTCCAAGTTATTTTGAAGGATTCGAAACAATTTTTGGACAAGATGGAACACCGTCCGAAGATGTTCAAATAAAATCTTCAATTTTTGCACAAGCGTTGGCAGGAAATAATGATTCCGTGTCAGACCTTTCATTATTCAAAACACCAAAGTCATCTGTTGTTAGATTCTTATCAGAGGAATCTGATGAGAGAAAACATTTTGCATTTTCTGAAAGTCTTACTTTAGGTGAACGTATTAACGTGTTCAATACAAGAAACACTTATTTTGACAACCTTAATAAAATAAAAGTCACTTTTGCACAAAATTCCAATTTCGGAAAGTTTCACTATGATAATACGATTACGGTTCTTTCGAATCAATTTTATGAGTCGGGACAATTGTTGACATCTGTCAATCCTGCAACTACGACAGATAGAAATTTTTTATATACTGCTGAAACTGTCAACGGGGTTGTGAATGGAATAACAGGTACTACAATACAACAAGCTACAACAATAAATGTTGATTATGCTGTAACCCAAACAACTGACCAAACTGTATTATATACATTACCAACTGGTAGTACTATAACAAGACAAATATATCCGCAAGATAGAGAATACTTCCAAGTAATTACGGCAATTACTGTAGCGGATGCAATAAAAATATGGAACGTAGAAACTTTGGAATGTTTTCCAAATGTAATCGCAGCTCCTTCAAGATTAATTTTAGCTAGAAAAAGAGCGGTAAGAGGATATAGTAGAAATGATAAAGATTTTCTTATCAGTCCTTTGGATGCTTTCACTGACATTGAAAACCAATATATTCTTATACTCCAACGAGGAGTTGACCCGTATTCACCTAAGTACACCAATCAGTATTCATTAGGTAGAATTTTCGGAAAAAACATAGACGATTCAAGTTTAACAATTACTGCTCAAACTAGATTGAATATTCCTATTCAAAAATTGACACAGACCAATATTTCTGTGCAACCATTTAATCAGAATGGTATGTTTTATCCTTCATACTTTTTTACTCCAGGTGACAACTTTTCTGGATTCACAACTTCAACTGTCGGTTATTATGGAAGCTTAGATGCAAATACTAGTGGAGTTAGAGGATTGAACGATAAAAATATAGGTGGAGTGACTGGTGTAGTGAGTAGGACAAATAATGATTTCTATTCACCAAATCAAAACTCTGCAAAATACGATGAATCCGAGGATGTATCTGGTGCGTCTTATATTTTTTCAAATATAACTGCATTTTCATTGAATCCATTGTCAGCGGTAATTTTGGGGTCTTCTGCTTCAATATTACCATTGGCGGCAATTCCATTTTTATTCCCATTTGTTGTTGGTATTTTTGCAGTTGGAGCGTTGATTGCAACATTACTAGCAGTTAATTTCAATTATCGAGATGTAATCTATCAATATGCCACTCCGAATGCGTATCCTTCTTTATCGGCAAATCCTATGTCGATTTCATCAAAAGTTATAAATGTCATGAGAACTGATAGATTACCATCATCGGATAGTCTAAATGGAAGTTCATGGCAAACAAACCCCGCATTGTTACAACAAAATAATAATTTTACATTCTATCAGATTATTGATGCTGACCAACCAATTGATTTAGCGTCATATAGCACGGGGGCTGAAATAGTGACTCCAGACATTGAAGGTCAACCAAATTATTTGACAGTTTTGTCTTCTTTCAATTGTGAAAACATGGTAGGGTTAAGTTGTTATACAGGGTTTGGAAGTGATTTCGAAATAAACCAAGAATGTACAACCAAAGATGCGGTTGAAGAGGGATGTTATATGTTCCTTCGAAAACCTGGAACTGACTTATCAAAAGATATAAGTAATTTTAATGAGTGGGCATACAGATTCAGATTTTTCTATGGATTGTGTAGAGGAGTCTTATCTCAGTCTTTCATGAATAATTGGATTAATGGTTCATTATATTTCTTCCCAATACAAGTAGACACTTTTTACAACAAACAAAATCAAATAAGTCAAGTAAGGTTTTGTGAAGATGTAGTTTATTATAATAGAGATAGTAACAATTTTTATTATAGAAGTAGTCCGTATAATCTTACAACAAACAAATTTGTCGGGAAGTTGACAAACAACGTTAATTCTCTTAACACTGTGAACTTATTGTTCCCTACAACAGTAATAAACATGGGGATGAAAGATTATTTTTATTCTGAAATTACTTTTGATACATCAACAAGAGGTTACATTATCCCTAACATCAATCCAACTAGTTATGGTGACACGTCAGATTTGGTGAACTTATTTGTGATTTCGAGAATAACGGATGATAAATTTTTGAGGGATTTAATTTCTTCGGGAGACAATGGAATAAATCAGTTATTCTCAAGACGCCAAAAAAGAATTGATGGTGACCTTGCTCAACTTATGTCTATCAATAGTGAAATCGGAAATATCAACTATTCTCCAGAATATTATGATAGTGTCTCTGGTGCGACCAACCAACCTACACAAATATTAGGAACCGCAAGTAATCCAACAATTGCTGTATGGTTTTCTTCAACAACTGAGGATTTGCAAACCAAAGATTATTTGACTCCAGGAAGAATCAATTTCAGAGGGACAGATGATGTAGGATATTATCCATATCCATATGGAATCAAATCTCAAATTGTACCATTTTATCAATGGAAATTGAATAATACTAATCTAATATTTGGTAATCAGTATAATGACTGGGCAACTTCATTTTCTGATATTGTTCAAAACTCGAGATTCCAATCATTGGACAGATATTCTCCAGACACACCATATTTTTGGAGTAACAACTCTGAGTCGAACGATTTGAATGCACGTGGATACATATTCAATGTAAACGGAACAGTTGGAGATGGAACGTATTCTGCGACTGGAGCTTTAAAACAAAAATTTGTTGTTGGGGCACCATTCCAATTCTATTTCGGAACCGTTTTAGGAGAGACAGCTTTAGATAAATTCAAAAGGAAATATTCTGTAGATGAATAAGTATACAATAATACCTAGTGGTCAAAGATATAAGGGAGCTCCATCTTTAGATGAGGAAGTGTCAATAACACTCCAACAGCAAAGTCAGGAGATTACTGAGTATGATCGTACATCAACATTGAACTTAGCGCAAGTTTATGATGATGAAAGACAAGCGAATACTATATTCAGACCAACATTTAAGATTACATATTTGTACGACAACACTTATACGGGTTCAACAAACTATCTTCCATTCCAATATAATTTATACTATACTAATCCATCTTCTTCAAAAGAAAGTGGAATTTGGAGAGGGTTCCCACAATATTATGAGTTTGATTTTTACAGACCTGATGTATCGGACAACCATTTTCAATATAAAGCGAAAAGTGCTTACACATATAATTGGATGTATTACTTGACATATCCACATGAGAATGATGGAAACAAGCAACTTACATATTATTCGAGAACAAATAACGATGTGAATTGGATTGCTTCGAGTGGAATTCCTTTTTCGATTACGAGTACAACCCGAAACGGTAATGGTTTGGTTTCGTTCGTATGTATTGCTCCTCATGGATTAACTATAGGGGAGTATGTTGAACTTTCTTTTAGTTATAGAGGAAGTAATATTTTTCAGGTATTCTCATTGGGTAATGGATTATTTGGTAGTAGAGAATACATTTTTAATTTATTTAACATTGGATTTACTGGATCGACTTTTAATAGTGGAACTATTGGAACTTTTAGAAGGGTAATAAACCCAAGTAATTTGACTGAAACAAAATCGAAATACTATGTAAAAAAATATAAAATCATAACAAATCTAACTGACTTAGCCATCACAAAGGCTGGATTTGAAAAAAATGTTTTCGATGAAGAAAAAAAATTGGAATATAGTTCCATAACACCAAATAATGTTACTAGGGTCTCACAGAGATCGAGTTCGAATGCTTATGACATAACATCAAATTATGACTTGGACTTTGCTGGATTACGAGACAACCAAAAAAGACCATTGAATGAAATAAGTTTGACAATAATCAATAAAGGATATTCAGGGTATTTCAATCAGCCATTCAGAGGGGTTGGATTAAAACAAGGATGGGAATTCAATTTATCTAAAAATACAAATCCATGGTGGGATTTAAATAATGAAAAGTCAAATACAACAATTCCTGTGTCGGCATATACTCTATCAAATGGAGTGAGAAAAACTTTCTATTACAATTTGGATTTGAAAGCTGGTGATGCGATGGATGGTGATTTCTGTGAGTGGAATGATTATGAACAAACCGAGAGGGTTGTCGCAAAATATTATCACAAAGTAAAATTCAATCAAGACGTATTCCAAACTACGAACAATTTTTCAACCAATTCACCAGGTTATTATTATAACCCTCATAACCCAATGGTACTGAAAGTATTCTCAGATTATATTGAAACCGCTAATTTGGGGCAGATTGACAATGTACCGAGTTGGGCGTTTTATTCTAATGCTGACCAACAGTTCAGATGGAGGGATATTTATACCTATGGATTTATTGACAACTTAGGACGTGGAGTTGATTATCCATATTTGAATTCAGCCCATTATCCTTATACTCAGGTAATATTCAGATTGATTCCTGAAGGAATAAATTACAATGATAATCTTGAAGGATTTGATTTTGCTCTTAAACCGTTGATTGATGAGTGTGAATAAATTCGTGATTAGACAAGATGCGATTGTTGATAAACAAATCAACATTCCTGTAGAACTCAAATGGGATTACTTGGGTTTAGACTTGGCAATTGACGAGTATGAAACCAAAATAATTGAAGATGTCATAGGTAAAGGTAGAGACTTTGAAGTTTCGAGGTTTGCTCACTCTCCTGCAACAGGAACGACTGATGCTACAGCAATCAATTATGAATTTTATTTTTACTCTGGAGGTTCATTGAATGATTTGGCCAATTGGAGAATCAATTATTTGAGTGAGGGGTTCACTCCTCAGGAGGTTTATTATTATGAAAATAATTTTTCAAACTCTTTCTTCAAGTTAGATTTTTATGACACCCCTGATGAAAAACAACAAAAGAATTATGTAACTGTAATTCTTCCAACTCAACAGGGATTGTTTATGGAAACTCAAATGCAAAGAACTTTGGTCAATATTAGAAAACCTAAGTATGTTTTAGATTATGTTGGGGACAAAGAAGGGTTCTTTTTTTATTGGTTGAAAAAAAGAAACTTTTTAGACATCGATACATTCTATATGACAGCAAAGTTTTTCAACGCAAAAACAGGTCAGTTTACTAAAATGATGACGGGTAGAGGTGCAAGTCAAGTTGATTTGACAAATGGACCACAAGCTCTTTTGGTTGGAAACAAATATGCTTTTGATAACACACAATACTTTTATTACACGGTAAAGTTGAATTATGAAAAACAAACTTACGAAGTATTGAATACAACTGGTCAAAGGTTGGGAACAAATATTCCCATAAAATGGTATGAGTACGTTAATCCACCACAGTAATGTCACAGGATACTTATAGATTCATAGTTTCACCCGAGAATATCAGAGGAGATTTATCTGTTGTGGATTATAAGGGTACTCCTGTTGGGGTTTACTCTGCAATGACTCAAGTGGTTAGTTCGGGGCCAAGTGGGACTTCAATATTGACTGGTTTATCTGTAAACATTTTGTTGAGACAAACTGCGGTTGATGCGGGATATTATAGTCCTTTCGATGGGGCAGTGTTACAAAAAGATGTGGTGACAAACTTTTTATTTTCATCCACAACAAGCCAACCTTATGTTTGGAATGTGTATAATACATCGGACGAATTTCAAAAGTTTTTGGAATTATCAGTTTATAGAGTTGATTGGGGAGATGGAAGTCCGAAACAAACAATTACCAACTATGCTCCAAATTCAATAACTCACACTTATCCCACCGCAACAAGACAATATACCATCACGTTGGAGCAAACAAATCCATGGGGAATAACAAGGGTTTCCAAAACTATAAATGTTCCGTTTTCAGATGTTGTAATATTCAATCCTCAAGGTGAGTCATTCTTTGCTCCCGCGACTGGAAATTGGATTGGAACACCTGTGTCATACAATTATATTTTCTCAGGAGATGCGGTGAATGAAGTTTCGGCACAAACATCGAACAATTATGTAACAGTACCATTCACTGTCTCAGGAAATACTAAATCAAGAATAAATGAATTGGCGTTCTATGGTAGCCCGAAATTCAGAGTTGGAGTTCCTGTAATAAGTAATGGACAAATATGGGGGGCAGTATCTGATATAAATCCTGTATATACTGCTTACACAATAACAGGTGTCAATTATTATGATTATAAAGACGGGACTACAATATTTTTCCAACAATCATCGGGATTTACCTCGAATAATCTTACAGCAGTACCAATTACGAAAGATGAGGTACTTCTCAAAGTCATTGACCAACCACAGATTCAAACTAATGTTTTTGTGGAAAGGGGAAAAAATAGTGCCTATGAACGAGTTTTGAGATTAGGTGAGGTAGATAATTTGGGAGATATGATTAACTATGGGTATGGATTTTTTAATGTGGTTAATAAAGAAAGTACCAATTGAAAAAAAGAACTAAACTATTTATAAATTAAATAAGAAAATATGGCAATCGGCTCATACGGTACAATAAGACCTTCAGATGTTTCACCAGCGGATGTAGAAATTATTATGAACTATACTCCTACAAGGGATGTGACAGACCAATTTGTATTAACTAAGTTGGACGCACAGACTATATTACGACCTTACTTCGCAAACACTGAGACTGGTGGAACTCCTGGTGTGGAAGTTTTGGGTGGACTTTATAATTTGACTCTTCCTGCAAACCAATTTAATGCGTTGGGAATTTACACCTTATATATAAGACCTGCGGAAATAAGAACTGTAATAACTGATTGTGGTGTGTTAAGTGCACTACCAAATGTGAAAGGAATTGTAATTGATGTTACTGATGTACCAACCCAATATCAAAATAAATTTGTTCAACAAGGATTAGTTGGATTCAGAGTAGAATATTTGAATCCTGACGGGTCGAGAATTCCCAACTTTTTCCGAGTTGTAACATCAAGTTTCTTTTGCGAGCCTGTCGTAACAAACGAAGTCAATACTACTCAAAAGGCTATAAGATACAGGTATGTGGAGGGAGATTCGAATTTAATTTTCTTGACTCTTTCACCATCTTCATCACCAACAAACAAACCAAATTCAACTCCATACATTGGACAGCCAGATCAAGATATTGTCATAACTAATACATTTTTCAATCCTGTTTCTGTGGAGATTGAAATGGTTGAATATGATATTTCGTCTCTTGCAATTGCTCTTTATGGTAATCAAACTAAATCAATTGATGATGGAATTTACACCATCTACGATGCGAATAACAACATATACAGACAATACAACCTTTACGAAATTAGAGACCAATTTAATGCTCTTCTTTATGAGGTTAGACAAAGTAGAGGAAACAATATTGATTTCAGTAAAAACTTTACAAATATCACTAATTAATGGCTACTACTCAAAGGACTACTAAATTTTTCTATCCGCCAAGGCCAGGTAGTGGGGCGGCAACTTTCTCTGACAACATTGTTGGATTACAAACAGTGGAAGGTGGAGGACTTACGCAAGGAAACTTTGAGTTCACAACATCTGTAACAGAAAGAACTACCAGAGATTTCAACATAGGAGCCTTCTCTGACCCAATCGGTTTGGATGGATTAGATATTAGTAATTTAGAAGAGAGTCGTAGGATTATTGCAACACAATTTAGGGTTTATCCAAACTATGATGTTTCGCAAGTACTAAATTTCTCAATGTATGGGTCTTTGAGCAAGAGATTCCAAGTATCAGTCACAGAAATTATTCATAGATTTCCAGCATCTTTGAATATTCAATTCAACAATGAAGACTTCGTGACTGGTGCAACAGCCTATAATATATCTTACAATAATACTGCAGACGAAACTACGTTCAGAATCGATACAAGTAGAATTAACAATCCCTTTGATATTGATTATTCACTCAGTGCAACAACTAATCTCTCTGTGAGAGAGATATTGGTTTCACCATATAGAAATTTGTATAATACTTACTTGGATTATTGTATTTCAATAAATGACAACATATATAATGTTGTATCATTTATTCCATCTCCAACACTTTCATCAGGTTATATCGAATTTATAGTTTCAGGAGCACCATTTGGGAAAACCGCAACCACAATATTTGAAAATTTTCAAGTAAGACCTAATGATATTGTTGTAGATAGGATATTCGCAGAAAATTTTGACGAAGTTCAAAAGTTTTTATTGAATAGACTTGTTAGGCCTGAATATACTGCAGTATTCCAAGTGCCCCAACAAAATGAAGCAGGTCAGTTTTTCACAAATTATCAACAAGTGACGTGGCCGAAAGAGGGGCCTTGGAACTTGGATATTAAATCTTTTCTTTTCGAGGACTACTTGACTCAGTTGGAATCAATTGCAGTTAATTTAGATACTTTTAAAACCAACTTGGTTTCTAGATTTTTAGTTTCAGATTCCCTGAAAGAATTCGATACTTTGGGTCGAAAGGTAGAAAAGATATTCCAAATTTACGGAAGAAGTTTTGACCAAATCAAACAATTTATAGATGCATTAGCATTTATGAACTCAGTCAATTATAATCCATCGAACGATATTCCGTCTCAGTTGTTAGTGAATTTAGCACAAACATTGGGATGGACTTCCAACTTCTCTCCAATAACGAATGAAGATTTCTTGAGTTCGGTTTTCGGAAATACCTCGACTCCAACTTATCCTGGATATGCAAGGGCATTGACTCCGACAGAATTGAATTACGCATTCTATCGTAACCTTATTCTTAACGCATCTTATTTATTCAAATCAAAAGGTACAAGACGTTCGGTTGAATTTCTTATGAGACTTATTGGTGCTCCTGATTCATTGATTGAATACAATGAGCACATTTACTTAGCTGACCAAAAAATTAATATGGAACAGTTTACCACTCAATGGGCATCCATTTCGGGAGGTACTTATGTTCAGAATACTCCGAGTTTTATACCAGGTTTAACATATAAAATTAAAGGACAAACATTCAGTGCGTTCACTTCGACTGCAACTTATCAAGATGTTAATACGAGACTCGTTGATTACCCCGTTGATACTGAAGGTTTCCCAAAAGCTCCCGTAAACACTGAAACCTATTTCTTTCAATTGGGAGCAGGGTGGTATGAATCTACCCCAACTCATAGAAGTCCTGACCAAGTAACTGTCACGGGGCAAATATATACAGGTCAAAACTTTGATATTCAAACTCAATTACAACCATTCACTTACGGGCAATTATATTTGAATAGATTTAGAGATTTTCCTTATATGAATGAGGGATTCAAATTGAAAAAAGTTGTTGACAATAATAAATCTTGGCTAGAAGATGATTCAAAAATCAGAGTATCGACAAACGCTGACTACAATGCGTACTACTTTGTGGATAATGAGAAGTTAGTTCTCAATGTAAAGAATGTTGATTTGTTTTTGAACCCATCTCAAGGTTTAGTTTATGATGTGTGGGACCAATCAAGAAGATATGATTATCCAATTCCTGAGTCAGGTTTGACAGTCGGCTATCCTGTGCCAGGTGGGGTTGATAGTACCTTTGTTAATCCTCAGCCAAAGAAAAAAACATTCTTCGAGTTTTCTCAGACTTTTTGGGAGAACATGATTAATGTAAGAAACCGTCAATATATTACAGATGGTAAAACGGGAGGCTATCCAACTCTACAATCAATATTTTGGAAATATATTGAGTCTGAAAGTACCGTAGGAATACCAAATAACAAATATACCTATCAGAAATTGATTGATTACGTTAATGGAATCAATCCATATTGGATGACATTGGTTGAACAGATGTTTCCAGCAACAACAATTTGGAATACAGGTGTCAGAATGGAAAACTCAATTTTCCAAAGACAGAAATTTGTATATAGAAGACAAAGAGGTTGTCAATTCCTTCCTGTACCTGTTGAACCTTGTTTTATAATATCAAATATTTTTGATTATAACTGTACAACTGAGTACACTGACTTTAATATATTTCCGTGGTTGAATGGGGATGTAGATGTAAGTAACTTCAGTAGTATATTGTCAAATAGAGTCAATAAAATGTTGGCACAAAGTGGTTTGACATTAAATGATTGTATTACAAATTCGGTACAAAGTAGTTGGTACGTTGATTTAAGAATTGGTGGGGATATTATAATCCAAGAACAATTCTATGAGGGGTATGGACTAACTGATGTACCAACAAATACAATGTGGAGAAATGCTCTTATTGAATATCTTCCACAACTATATGATTATGGTTTTACATTCTTCCTAAATGGAAACGAATTGACTATTACAAGTCTAACTTGTACGGAAAGAAATTTCAACGAAGTTCTCTCTTTGAATTCGGGAATAAATATAAGTATTAATTGTCTTGAAAGCTAATGGCGGTTTTAGATTATAACATAGCAGTAACAGGTGATTGTTCCAATAACAATTCGGGAGCATTTAATCTGTATGTAAGTGGAGGAACCCCGCCATACACAGTACAATTTGTTAATCCTGTATATACGCCACAAACTATTGTTGCTCAACCCGCTTCATTGGTGGGATTGGCTAGTAGAGTTTATGAATTAAGAGTAAACGATAGTACTTTACCTGTTAATAGTGAGTTTTTTATAAACATACCAATTTCAAGTGGTGTATGTGGGTCAGTTTCAGCGGTTCAAAATACAACTTGTGGATTGGACAATGGGTCCGTGACGGGATCATCGACTTCATTGTATTCTTCAACTAACTTCTCTCTTTTTGATGTTAATAACAACTACCTTTCATCTGCAACAACCAATACAGATGCCGTAGTTTTCGGAGGACTTAGTGCTGGAACTTATTATTTGGGAATAACAGACTTAGGTGGATGTACTGCATTCACACAAACGTTTATAGTTGAGGATTCCGAACCTTTGGATTTTGGTTTGTACGTTGTGCCAAACTCAAGTTGTGGTGGAACCCCAATAGGAAAGATTTTTGTCACGGGTCAAACAGGATTGGCACCATATTCATACCTTTGGAACAACGGTCAGACAGGAAGTACGATTACGGGACTTACATCTGGTGTATATTCTGTTGCAGTGACTGACGCATATGGTTGTACTTTATCAAAATCAGGTACTGTAACTGATGTTAGTCCAATTGGTCTTGGATTATTTACTTCGACTGCACCAACTTGCCTTCAATCAAATGGTGTAATAAATATGACCGTGACTGGGGGAACTGCTCCATTCTATTATTCTGCTTCAACGGGAGATGTTGCGGTGTCTTACTCAAGAACTTTCAGTATTTCAGGTTTATCGGCAGGTCAATATAATTTTCTTGTAACAGACGCTGGTTTATGTCAAATGACAGCGGGTATAACTCTTGAAACACCAGGAGGTTTGTCAAGTATTACAGTACAAGGGCAGAATTCAACTTGTTCAACAAACAATGGTTCAATTACAGTCAATTTAGTTGGGGGAACGACTCCATACACATATACTTTAATTTATCCTACAGGTAATCAACTCAACATAACAAATTCCCAAAGTACACAAATTTTCCAAAACCTTAGTGGAGGGACCTATACAGTTGCAGTTTCGGATAATAGTGGATGTTCATTTGTTGAAGAGGTCAATCTCTTAACTGTGAATAAATTTACAATTTCAACTCAAGTTGGTGGAACTAAATGTGGACAGAATAATGGTAGTGTAACAATTTACACTACATCAGGGGCAACATTACCTTTGGATTATTCTGTAGATGGAATACAAAATGTTATTGATACAAACTTAAGTGCGGTGACATTCAACAACCTTTCTTCAGGCACTCATATTATTACAGTGACTGACGCTAGTGGTTGTGTTCAAACAACAAATATATTAGTTCCTTCAAGCCAACCTCTAAACTATTCATTAATAAGTACGTCTTGTGGAAGTGGAAACAGTGGTAAAATTACCGCATTCATAACTTCGGGAGAACCACCATTCTCATTCAATTGGTCTGACAATGTACCAAATGAACCACAACAAATACAAGTAAGTGGTCTTACCGCTGGGACTTATTCACTTACGGTGGTTGATGTAAATGGGTGTTCTTTAACAAGAAATACGACTATCAGTTGTAATTCAAATTACGCTTCTTATCAAACTTATGTGATGGGAGCTGAGATTTTTAACATAGAGTCTCCAACTAAATTCGGATTACTTCAAATGTTGAACGAGGGATACTTCGATTTAACTTCAGGTAATACAGCATGTGAATTAATAAGTGCAACCTTTACAGCAAAAGTTTCTGTGAATCCATCAGGAATTGTCGCTTCACAAAGTTTCTTCACATCAACTTCATTAGTTCAAGTACCAACGGATAATAATTGGTATGATACAATACGTACTCTTTTACTCGGAGTTCCTGGTATTGGTGGAGTCACAATAGACTCAACAAATAATCAAATAACAATCGAAACTAGCAAGAACAATACTTCTTTGGAAGGACAAGAAATTGTAATCGATTTGATTATTGGATATGATATAATTTGTTTGTCATGACACAGATAAGAATAACCGAAATTTCAGGAGGAACTTTTCCAATAAGTGTATTCATTGCTGATGTATATGGAAACAATCAAACTCTTTTAGGAACAATATCTTCAGGTCCTGTACCTCCTGTTGTTCAATACAACAGCGTAATTCCATCTATATTTTCAACTGCCCCTGAAATTATGTTGAAATTGGTTGATGCGAACAATTGTGAAGTCATAAAATTATTGACTTGTACTTTTGGTTGTGCATTCGAAATTACTATCGAATTAGCGTCTTGTGTGGTCAACATTAACATTCAACAATCAAGTTGTCTGTTCTCAATTTGTGAACCTTTGTAACGGGATTATTTTTTCAGAGACACCCGAAAAATATTCATTTTATATTTTTGAATAGTAAAGAACTCAAATAGATTTCTCGTAGTATTTATTTAATAAAACTATTAGATGAGTCTTTACACTATTTTAGTTACAAATATTGCACCTGGTTGTAATAATGAGATCGAACAACAAGTTAATGTAACTGGGTGTACCACGTATATTGTCAGACTAACCTCGAATTCCAATGCTTTAGGACCATTCAATGTTTATGTTGACAATGACATTTATTATTCTGCGGTCACCAGAAATGACATGCTTAATGGTGTTGTTGTTAATATACAATGCACGACTCCGACACCAACTCCAACACCAACCATAACACCAACGCCATCAATTACACCTACTAATACACCGACTCCATCAATTACACCTACCAATACTGCGACTCCATCACTGACACCTACAAACACTACAACTCCAACAAATACTCCAACACCAAGTAGTACTCCACTTGTTTTCGAAATTCAAATTATAACTCAAGATGGTTTCGATTTGATTACACAAGATGGTAATCCTTTAATATTACAAGAGGAAATACCACCATCATAAATTTCAACGAATAACTGAATAAAAAAAAATTAAAAAATATTTATAATCTATGTCAAACACTAGAATAACGGACTTACCAATAGTATTATCGGCCGCCCCTGACGATATATTATACATAGTCACTGACTTCACTGGAGGAACCTCGGGTACTTCAGGTCAGATCGCATTTTCATCCCTCACAGCAAGTATCACAGGATCTACAAGTGGATCATCAGGTACAAGTGGAATCGACGGAACTTCAGGGACTAGCGGTATTGATGGTACATCAGGAACAAGTGGAGTATCTGGAACTTCAGGTACTAGTGGTATTGATGGCACTTCAGGAACAAGTGGAATATCTGGAACTTCGGGAACTAGCGGAATATCTGGAACTTCGGGTACAAGTGGAATATCTGGAACTTCGGGTACAAGTGGAATCAATGGAACTTCAGGTACAAACGGTACTTCAGGAACAAGTGGAATCAATGGAACCTCTGGTACAAGTGGACTATCAGGAACTTCAGGTACTAGTGGAATATCAGGAACTTCAGGGACAAGTGGTATAGATGGTACGTCGGGGACTAGTGGAATTGACGGAACTTCAGGGACAAGTGGAATCAATGGCACCTCGGGAACTAGTGGAATTAATGGCACCTCGGGAACTAGCGGAATATCTGGAACCTCAGGGACTAGTGGTATATCTGGTACATCAGGAACAAGTGGTGTAGATGGTACATCGGGAACTAGCGGTATTAACGGTACTTCAGGTACTAGTGGTACTTCAGGTTCAAGTGGAATTGATGGAACTTCAGGGACAAGTGGAATATCTGGAACCTCAGGAACAAGTGGTATAGATGGTACATCGGGGACTAGCGGTATAAATGGCACTTCAGGAACTAGTGGTATAAACGGAACCTCAGGAACTAGTGGAATATCTGGAACCTCAGGAACCAGTGGAATATCTGGAACCTCAGGAACCAGTGGAATATCTGGAACCTCAGGGACTAGTGGAATATCTGGAACCTCAGGAACAAGTGGGATAAGCGGTACTTCAGGAACGAGCGGAATATCTGGAACATCAGGAACAAGTGGTATAAGCGGTACTTCAGGGACTAGTGGAATATCTGGAACCTCAGGGACTAGTGGTATTAGTGGTACTTCAGGAACAAGTGGAATAAACGGAACTTCAGGGACTAGTGGAATATCTGGAACTTCAGGGACTAGTGGAATATCTGGAACTTCAGGTACTAGTGGTATAAATGGTACATCAGGTACTAGTGGTACATCAGGTTCAAGTGGAACTAATGGTACATCAGGAACTAGTGGAATAAGTGGTACTTCAGGAACAAGTGGAATAGATGGAACCTCAGGGACCAGTGGAATATCTGGAACCTCAGGAACAAGTGGAATAAATGGTACTTCAGGGACCAGTGGAATATCTGGGACCTCAGGAACTAGTGGAATAAATGGTACTTCAGGTACTAGTGGTACATCAGGGTCAAGTGGAATCGATGGTACATCAGGCACTAGCGGTATTAACGGTACTTCAGGTACTAGCGGGACATCAGGTTCAAGTGGAATTGATGGAACTTCAGGGACAAGCGGTACATCAGGTACAAGTGGGTCTTCAGGAACTAGTGGAACTTCAGGAACTAGCGGTACTTCAGGTACTAGCGGTACATCAGGTTCAAGTGGAACTAATGGTACATCAGGTACTAGTGGTACTTCAGGCACAAGTGGGTCCTCAGGAACTAACGGGACTTCGGGAACTAGTGGAACTTCAGGAACAAGTGGTTCTTCGGGTACGAATGGAACTTCTGGCACATCAGGTACAAGCGGTACATCAGGTACAAACGGAACATCAGGTACTAGTGGTACATCAGGAACTAGTGGAACATCAGGTACAAGTGGATCCTCGGGTACGAATGGAACTTCTGGCACATCAGGGACAAATGGAACCTCAGGAACTAGTGGAATTAGCGGTACATCAGGAACCAGTGGGTCAAGTGGGTCCTCGGGGACTAGTGGTTCTTCGGGATCGAGTGGAACTAGCGGATCCTCAGGTTCAAGTGGAACAAGTGGTTCTTCAGGTCTTTCTGGTGTAAATGGAACTAATGGATCATCAGGGACAAGTGGTTTGAGTGGTTCTTCGGGAACAAGCGGGACTTCAGGTACAAGTGGAACCTCAGGTACAAGTGGAACCTCAGGTTCAAGTGGATCTTCGGGAACAAGTGGAACTTCAGGAACGAGTGGTTCTTCAGGAACGAGTGGTTCTTCAGGAACTAGCGGTACATCTGGAACTTCAGGAACAAACGGTACTAGCGGTACTTCAGGAACATCAGGTACTAGTGGTACATCAGGAACTTCAGGTTCAAGTGGTACATCTGGAACTTCAGGAATTAGTGGTACATCAGGTACATCTGGAACATCAGGAACTAGTGGTTCTTCAGGAACAAGTGGTACTTCAGGTATAAGTGGTACATCAGGTACTTCAGGAACATCAGGTACTAGTGGTTCTTCAGGAACATCAGGTACTAGTGGTTCTTCAGGGACTAGCGGTACTTCAGGTATAAGTGGTACATCAGGAACTAGTGGAACATCAGGTACTAGCGGTTCTTCGGGAACTAGTGGAACATCAGGTACTAGCGGTTCTTCAGGAACTAGCGGTACTTCAGGTATAAGTGGTACATCTGGAACATCAGGAACATCAGGAACTAGCGGTTCTTCGGGAACTAGCGGTTCTTCAGGAACAAGTGGTACATCAGGTATAAGTGGTTCATCAGGAACTAGTGGAACATCAGGTACTAGCGGTACTTCAGGTATTAGTGGTACTTCAGGAACATCAGGTACTAGTGGAATTTCAGGAACAAGTGGCACTTCTGGAACTTCTGGAATAAGTGGTACATCAGGTACTTCAGGAACAAGTGGTACATCAGGTACTTCAGGAACTAGCGGTTCTTCAGGAACATCAGGTACTAGTGGTTCTTCGGGTACTAATGGAACTTCTGGTACATCAGGGACAAGCGGAACTTCAGGAACAAGCGGTTCTTCAGGTACATCAGGTACTAGTGGAACATCAGGAACCAGTGGTTCTTCAGGTACAAGTGGTACTTCTGGAACAGATGGTTCTTCAGGAACAAGCGGAACATCAGGGACTTCTGGTACAAGTGGTTCTTCTGGAACATCAGGTACTAGTGGAACTTCAGGAACAAGTGGAACTTCAGGTACAAGTGGAACTTCAGGGACAAGTGGAACTTCAGGAACTTCAGGAACAAGTGGTTCATCAGGAACTTCTGGCACATCTGGTACATCTGGTACAAGTGGTACATCAGGAACTAATGGAACATCAGGTACTTCTGGTACAAGTGGTACATCAGGTACAAGTGGTTCTTCAGGAACTGACGGTACAAGTGGTACATCAGGAACAAGTGGTTCATCAGGTACATCGGGTACGAGTGGTTCTTCAGGAACTAGTGGAACATCTGGCTCAAGCGGTACATCTGGAACATCTGGCTCTTCAGGTACATCAGGACAAGACGGTATATCAGGAGGACAAAACTTCTTCTTCAACCAATCAGTTTCCCAAGATGTAAGTCCATATAAAGAGTTGGGTGAATTTACAGATTTATTCTCAGGTAGCACAATTACGGTTAATTTAACCGCAAATCAACAAGGGGTTTTGGTTAATAGTGGGTTTATCACAGACCCAGGAGTACCGAATGTAGTCGTAATTCCAAACGGTTTATGGCACGCATATCTTTACTTCACCAAAGCTGCAGAAAATGATGATTTGGATGTATATTATGTTGTTTCAAGTTATACTACAGGTGGAACAAAGACAACTTTATTTACATCAGATACAACCGACATAGGTTGGGCTGGAAGTAACACAAACCCTGTTGAGATAAAGGTAAACGGTCTACCAACAACAGCGGTTTTAGTACCTTCAGACAGAATTATCGTTGATATCTATATCAATAACAATGATAATGCAAACAGAACAGTAATATTCTATTCAGAAGGTGTATATTATTCATATTTAGTAACCACATTAGCGGCACCATCTGGTACTTCAGGTACATCAGGTTCTTCGGGAACAAGTGGTTCATCAGGAACATCTGGCACTTCAGGTTCTTCAGGAACTAGCGGTACAGATGGTACTTCAGGAACAAGTGGTTCATCAGGAACATCTGGCACTTCAGGTTCTTCAGGAACTAGCGGTACAGATGGTACATCAGGAACAAGTGGCTCATCAGGAACATCTGGCACTTCAGGTTCTTCAGGAACTAGC